CATTGACCCGATGACCCCCGAGGCTTGGAAGTACGCAAACCCCGCGCTTGGCCACACGCTCGACATGCGCGTTATTGAGGCTGAAGCCAAAGCCCCAAACCGCAACGCGTTTCTACGTGGGTCGGTTAACACTTGGACTAGCAGTCACTCGGGCTGGTTAGAAAACGGCCTTTGGGAGGCGTGCCTGTACACCGGTGAAGTCCCATCGGGGGGTGTGCTTGCGATAGAACAGTCAATCGATGAGGCGAGATACGTCGGGGTGCGCGCCGTGCGCGTAGAAAACAAGACAGTAATTACTACTGCTTTTGACGTGGACAACATGGCCGAGATGTGGGCATGTGTCGAGCGCGAAGTAGAACGTAACCCGCAGCTGCGTATCGCAATAACACCAGTGCTAGAAACCCATTGCCCGCCCAAGCATGAGCGCCGCCGCACCATCGTTGGCTACCGTGAGCTACTGAAATGGACTCTTGCTGTACGGTCACTAATCGTGGAAAACCGCATAGGCCAGACTGGCGAAAAACTACTTGCCGAGCATGTCGAGCGCGCCGTAATGATTAAACACCAAGGCAGTGTGGCGCTCAGCTCTACCCGTAGCCCGGGGCCTATTGAGTTAGCCCGGTGCATGGTATGGGCCGCCGCTTTAGAGTCGCGCCCAAGTTCTGCCGGCAAGCCTTTACTTGTTATCAGCAGGTAGTACACTCAGTTGTGGACAGCCGGCCATTTCGTCGGGATTTGGTCGGTTATCCACATTTACCCACATAGGAAATGGCAAGATATCCACATGGCTTTATTTGGACGTAACAAAGTTGCCGCGGTAGGCACTTCACAAGACCCAGAGATTAAAGCCGCCGTGGGCTATGGCACCGGCGGTAATGCTGGCGCGTCCCAAATTAACAACTTCTATGCGTACACCAATGGCGAAATGCGCCAAATTGCTATGCGCGTACCGACCATTAGTCGCGCTCGTGACCTTATGGCCAGCGTCATTGGTTGTCTAAAACTTGAGATGTACCGCGACATTTGGAACGGCGAAGAATTGGAACCCGTTCCACTTGCCCCACGCGCTTGGCTCGCTCGACTAGACCCCGACGTGCCAAATAACTTTTGTCTAAGTTGGTTATTCGATGACCTTTTTTTCTACGGACGAGCGTTTCTTTATGTAAAATCTAGAACTGCTGACGGGTACCCCGCCTCATTTGAGCGCCTACCAGCTGCAATGGTTACCACTCAAGACCAAGCAGGCCCCGTATGGTTTGGGCCGTCTAAGCAAGTCTATTTTTCTGGTCTGCCCATTGAGTCCGAAAACTTAGTGCAGTTCCTTTCACCAATCCAAGGTTTGCTTTACACGTCGAGCGAAGCCATTACAACTGCTTTACGTTTAGAGGCCAGCGCACGACGCAATGCCGAGTCAGCCATACCGGCGGGCGTATTGCGCCAAGTTGGCGGCGAACCTCTAAGCGGCCAAGAGCTAGCCGACATGGCAGCAGCTTTTAACGCTGCGCGCATGACAAACCAAACGGCAGCATTAAACGAGTACCTGACATACGAGGCCACTACGGCAACGCCCGACAGAATGTTGCTTGTCGAGTCCCGCGACTTTCAAGCCCGCGAACTCTGCCGCGCTGCAAACATTCCTAACTACCTTGCCGGCATTGACCAAGGCTCATACCAGTACACGACCAGCCAAGGTGCCCGCGCCGACCTTTACCTATTTGGCGCCAAGGCTTTTATTGACTGCATTAGCGAAACATTGTCTAGTGACAACGTATTACCCCACGGCACTTACGTTAAGTTTGACGTAGAAGAATACCTAAGCGAGTCCTACCTAGGCGACTCAGAAGTAGAAACAGAAACAACAATAGAAACCCCGAGGTACGCAAATGATTAGGTTTACCCCCAGCTCTTTTACTGTCGAGGCCGCAAAAGGCGCAACGCCTAAGCGCACAATTTACGGTTTAGCCGCGCCATACAACGTGGCTGCACGTACCAGTACGGGCCAAGAGGTGCTTTTTTTGCCGGGCAGTTTGCCAGTTGACGGCCCCGCGCCAAAACTTATGCAGTACCACGACTCGACAAAGCCTATTGGCATTGTGACCGAGCGCGTAGAAACACCTGAAGGCGTAATGTTTGCCGCGCGCATTTCAGCCACTAACGCTGGCGATGAAGCATTAACACTTGCCCAAGACGGCGTGCTTGACTCGGTAAGCGTTGGCGCGACCCCGACAGAGTGGACAATGGTAGACGGCGTTATGCACGTCACCGCTAGTGTTTGGTCAGAATTAAGCATGGTTTCCGAAGGCGCTTTTGCCGACGCGAAAATCCACCAAATTGCTGCCCAATCTGATATAACATCAGTAGAGACGGAACCCGACACCGACAAGAACGAAACCGAAGAAGAAACAACAGAAACCCCAGAGGAGTTAACCGTGTCGGAAAATCAAGCACCAGTAGTAGAGGCATCAACACCTACAGCTCCTTTGTGGGCAACTGCTAAACCACAATTTAAGTTGCCATCACCTAGCGAATACATTGCAGCAATGGCAGCAGGTAGCAGCGCGTTTGCTGAAATGAACGCACGCATTAAAGCAGCTGCGCCAGACATCACCACCGCCGATACACCAGGTATCTTGCCCGAGGTCATCACCGGCAGCGTGTACGACTCGCTTAACCCCATTCGCCCGTTTGTTAGTGCCATCGGTACAAAAGCAATGCCAACCGCTGGCGCAACATTCCGCCGACCAAAAATTACGGTTCGCCCAACAGTTACACAGCAGCCAACCGGTCAGCTCAACACGCTCGACCCATCAACCGTGACCGTTGCAAACAACGACGTGAGCAAACTTACTTTTGGAACTTACGTAACCGTTTCGGAACAAGACCTTGACTGGTCAGACCCCGCTTCAATTAACATTATTCTTGAGCAGTTGGCAATCGCTTACGGTCAAGCAACCGACAACTACGCAGTAGACCAGTTGGTAGCACAAACCACACAAACCGAAACGCTTAGCAGCTTCTCAGGCCAAGACATTGTCGAGGCAATTTACGGCGCGGCTTATCAAATCTCAAACACAAGCAACTACTTGCCAACCCATTACGTCGTGTCACCCGTGACATGGGCAAAACTTGGTATGGCCGTAGACAACGACAACCGCCCAGTGTTCCCATTCGTGGGCGCACCCGGACTGAGCGGTATGAACGCAGCAGGCACACAGTCTGCAACTTCATGGAACGGTAACCCATTGGGCTTGTCGCTTGTAGTTGACAAAAACATGACTGGCGGAACCACGACCGGCACACTTTCTGGTGTAGTTGGTCACGCCGCTGGCGCTGCCGCTGGCTTCGAGTTTTACGAGCAGATGAAAGGCGCAATTTCAGTGGACGTACCAAGCACACTTGGCCGCACTATTGCGTTCCGTGGTTACGCAGCTGTCTTCATGGCAGACGCAACCAAGTTTGTAAAACTCGTAAACGCATAACCCGAAAGGCGGTTATCCGCCATGGCGGTCTACTCAATCACGCACAAGCAAATCGTTGATAACTACGGCGTGCTGCAACTGCTCACTAATGCAATAATTCAGCCTGGCGACAGCATCACAGTCGCGGCCGTTGACGCAACATTCAACGGTACGCGCACTGTCTATGCTTGCCCGCAGTTCTATTACTTAGGCGTGGACGAGTACGGCGACCTGCTTTTTAACTACGACTTGCCAATACAAAACCAAGTCTTGTTCGCTTTAACGGCGGCGGACGTCGAGCGCGGCCCAGCCACCGGCACGCTTACGTATGCGCCTACATGCACTTGGATTACAGCCGGGCAAATTGAAGACTGGTTAGGCATCGGTACCGCTACGGCCGCCGATACAACATTCTTGACGCAGTGCGCGTCAGCTGCGAACGCTTTTGCATTTCGCCGACGTCAGGAGTCCGGCTGGATAGATAGCCCAAGCAGTAGCCCGAGCGGTGACGTAACGCTTGGCACCATTCAGTACGGCGGCATGTTGTACCGCCAGCGCGGGTCTATTGACTCGTTCGCCAGTTTTGGCGACGGTGGCGCGGTAACCGTTACGGGCCTCTCAGGCGTCATTAAACAACTGCTTGGCATTGACAGACCGCAAGTGGCCTAGCGCATGCCAGTGAACTACACAGACCTCTTCAACGAGGCTCTAGACGACCTCGTAGCGACGCTCAGCGCCGTAAGTGGCTTGCAGGTAGTAAATGACCCGCGCAATTTGTGCCCCCCGTGCGTTTTTATTGACGCGCCAACATTCGAGGCGTTTAACTTTAACATCGTAAAAATGTTGTTTCCCGTGCGCTGCATCACTCTTGGCCCAAACAACCTGGACGCGCAACGGTCACTCATGAACCTTGCCGCCAAGGTTATTGGCGCTAAAGTTGGTGTGCAGGACGGCCGCCCAACCATCGCCATTATTGGTGGTGCTGAGTATCCGGCCTACGACTTGACCATAGCCATGCAGGCCCAAACCGGTTAGGAAAACATGTACGTAGTAAACAGTCCCAGAGTCGGCATCGTCGGCGAACCTTTTAACCCAGACGGCCACGACGTCGCCTACCTTTTGGCTGGCGGTTTCATTGTCGAGAAATCACACACTAAGCCCGCAAAATCTGCTAAAACAGAACTAGAAGAAACACCCGAGGAGTAAACCCCATGGCAACCAGTACCTATCTCTCAAATCCAAACGTTCTTATTGGCGCGGTTGACGTGTCAGACCAGTGCACAAGCGTGACATTGAACTACACGGTAGAAGCACTTGAAAGCACCGCATTTGGTGGAACTGCTCGCGTTTACACTGCTGGCCTACAGTCCAACGAACTTACGTTGACAATGTATGCGAGCTACGCATCAAGTGAGTCTTACGCAACATTGGCACCACTGGTCGGTACACAAATTGCAACCATCATTGTTTCACCAGCTGCACCAACAACACCTGGCACGTACACCGCAACTAACCCGGGCTTTACTATCTCGGGCGGATATTTAGAAACGCTGCCAAGCATGAACGCGTCAATGGGCGAACTAGCCACCATGGATATTGTTATTCGCGGCGGCATTTACACCGTAGACGTAACCTGATAACAACTAACCCGAAAGGTAGCCCGACATGCAATTACGGCTAAAAGTACAACGACAAAACGAAGACGCCTACGAGGTAACCACTAACCTCGCTGTCATTGTTGCGTGGGAACGACGTTTTAAGCGTCGCGCCAGTGACTTAGGCTCGGGCGTTGGCATGGAAGACTTAGCCTTTATGGCTTACGAGGCCAGCCAACGCTCCGGCGTTGTCGTGCCCGCGTCGCTTGACGCATTTATTAACACTATTGAGAACCTAGAAGTAGTGGACAGCGAGCCGGCAACTTTTACCGTGCCGGAACTATCCGGCGACAGTTAGCAGAGCTTTTATTACACACGGGCTGGTGGCCCCCAAGTGTAGACTTTGAGTTACCAGACTTAGCCACCGTTATAGATGTACTTGAAAGGCAGCGTAAACAAAATGCCCGCTGACGCGTCTTACAAGGTTTACGGTATCCAAGAGGCACTAGCTGAGATAAACAAAGTTGACCGTGTTTTACGCCGGCAGATTACTAAAGACATTCAGTCTGGCGCTGGTACTCGACTTGTGACAGCTGCGCGCTCGTTTATTCCGACGGCCCCGCCATTGTCGCGCATGGTTAACGGCAACATGATTAAAGGCCGCGACGGCACGGGTTGGTCACGCGCCCGTGTTCTAGCAGGCATACGTACCGTGGTTGGCAAACGTGGCCAGCGTGCCCGCACTGTAAGGTTCTCTAACGGCCGTACAGCCGATTTTAAGGCGACTCAATACCAGTTGCTTGTACTACAGCAGCGAGACGTTGCCGGCGCAATTTGGGACCATGCAGGCATCAGAGGTGGTGGCCAGTTTGTTACTAATCTTTTGGCTGAAGGCGAGCACGTCGGCCCCGCAGCTGCGCCCCGCGCATTGCAACCAGCCGCCGAAAGTGTGCTACCCGCCGTCGAGGACGAGGTAGACAAGATAGTGCAACGGGTTATGACTATTGTTAACCGTAACCTCGTACAAACTAGGACGCGCTAATGGCTATCAACATTCCCATCATTTCAAGCCTCAACACTAAAGGTTTTGACGCAGCCAAAAAAGAGTTTGCCAGTTTGCAAGGTTTCGGCGCTAAGTCTGGTTTCTTGCTTCAGAAAGCCATGGTTCCCGCTGCCGGCGCGGTCAGCGCATTGGCTGGCGGTTTGGTCTTAGCGGCTAAAGCCGCTATTGAAGATGAACAATCACAAAGGCTTTTAGAAACACAGCTGCGCGCCACGCTTGGGCCTAACCAAGCACTTGCCGACTCTATGGCCGACTTTGTTGACCAGACACAATTAGCTACTGGCGTGGCCGACACTGAGTTAAGGCCAGCCTTAGCAAACTTAATTAGATTTACAGGCGACGCCACCAAGGCACAAGATTTGCTTACGCTTTCTATAGACGCTTCAACAGCAACAGGTAAAGATTTGTCGGCGGTTTCTACTGCAATTGGCAAGGCTTACGACGGGAACTTTACGGCATTAAAAAAACTTGGCGTACCGCTCGACGACAACATAATTAAAACCAAAGATTTTGAGGCTGCACAAAGAGCATTAAACGCGCAGTTTGGTGGCGCGGCAGCAGCTAACGCCAACACGTTTGCTGGCCGTATACAAATACTTAGAACACGTTTTGACGAAATGGTAGAAAGCATTGGTTACAAGGTGCTACCAGCGCTTGGCGATTTGCTTGACTACGTAGACCGACTAATAAAAATTATGGACGAGCGCGGCCTAGGCGGCGTTATTCGTGAACTTGGCGGAAAACTACGTAGGTTTGTTGACCCGTTCCAAGCACTTGAAGACGCAATACTACGCAACGTAGAGCAGACCGACGGTCTTATAGACAGGTTTAAGCAGACCGGGGTAAACATTGTCAACCTTGGCAGTGGTTTCCTTAATTTTGGCGGCAAAATACTTGGCCTTAACTTTAACCTTGGCAAACTAAAAACCGAGCTAGACAAAACTAACGACGGTTTAGCGCTTGCCTACGCCAACACCCGTGCATGGTCAGAAACTATTTTGCAGCTTGACGCAGACCAGAAACGCGCTAACTATCAAAAAGCCGTAGACATTGAACAGCAACGCCTAGCAAACCTAGAGATATCTAAGAGCACTGCTAGCACTGACAAGGCAGCAAAAGCCGCTAAACGTGCCGCAGCCGAGACCGCCAAGCATGCTGAGGCAGTACGCACATTGAAAGAGTCCTACGACAATGCGGTGCAGACGGTTAAAGACAAGTTTGCTCCAGCGCTCATGCGCGCTAATGAGCAACTAACCAAGGCAACCGACAACTACAACGCTTTTTACAACGCAACTGCCGACGTTGTGCGCGGCATATTTAATGTTGGCGACGCATTTACTACAGCAAAAGACAACCAAGAAGCATTTAATAAAGCACTTACGGAACGTTCAGACGCTTACACAAAACTAAGCAAACTTACGGTCGGCACTGAGGCCTACGCCGCAGCATTAGAAGAAGTAGCCCAAGCAGAAGAAAAAGTAACGCAAGCCGAAAAACCTAAACGCACATTTTTTGACGTTCTAGACGACCAAGCCAAAAAGGCTGGCGAACTTGCCACCGGAATAGAAAAACTTATTGCAGCCGGGCTAGACGACCCCGAGCTCTTAAAGTCAATTCTTGCCAGCGGTGCAGACGTAGGCCTAGAAATAATCAAAGGCTTGCTTGCCGGCGGTAAAGCGTCTATAGACCGTTTGCTTGGTATCTCAACAACAATTAATGCAGCTGCCGACCGTATTGCAAAGTTGACTGCCGACAAGTGGTACAAGTCGGGTATTGACCAAGCCCAAGCAATAGTAGACGGCGTTAATAGTGTCATTGCTAATACTGAGTTTCTATTGCGGTTTGCGCTTGACCCGCAAAGCGTCACGGAAATTGGCCAGCAGTTAGACGCAAGCCTTGGCACCGTGTTTGGTGGCGGCGCGGCACCAGCACCTACCACTAACCCGTTTGGCCCGATACTTGGCAGCATTAACGCCAGCCCAAATATGGACGGCAGCCGTGTAAGCACCAGCAACGTAACTATTAACGTCCAAGGCGGCGACCCGAACGCAGTAGTAAGCGCGTTACGTGCCTACATGCGTACTAACGGCAGCGTGCCTATTCGAGTAAGTAACGCGTACTAATGGCCGTACAAAGTTTTGTTGTTGACATAGAAGGCGCGTCTGGTACGCCGGCTATCACGTTAAGCAATGTGCAGAGCATCAACTTTAAGACTGGCCGCGAACGACAGTTAGACCAGTATTCAAGCCTAAGCGGCACCATTGTTGTACGCCAACCATCAGCGCCTAATTCGGTTATTAAGCCCGGTTCAACTGTCAAAGTTACATGGGACGACGGCGGCATATATCGCAGCCAATTTTCGGCCAGCATTTCTAACGTCCAATTTACTTACGGCATACCGTACGTTGGCACTACGGGCAACGCCGACTATTTAATAATTAGTCTTGAAGGCTATCTAGCGCGCTGCGGTAGAAGTAGCGGCGAAAACTATGCAATGGCAGCTGGCACCATTTCGGCGCAAACCGCGGCGGCAACTACGGCCAGCGGGCTTACTATCAACTATTCGAGCAGCGGCACGGGGCCAGACATGGCGGCAACAACAGTAAGCGGCACTTGGGGAGACTGGATTAACAGCGCTTGTATTACAACTAATGGACGTATGCGCGAGGCTTTTAACGGCGTTTCGTTGTATTCCCCATTTGGTGCACAAGTAGCAAACATTAATTTTAGCGACACCACAAATAACGCCAGTTTTCAAGTGTATGACAACATCGAATTTGCTAGTTATGCCGACAACTTTTATAGCCAAGTAACCGTAGAC